TCACGCTTCGATCGGGCCAATAGTCCTGCATGTAGCTATACATGCGCCTTTCCACCGGTACGCTCCCGCCCGTAACTATGCGGTGCATAGTGACCGTATTCACGTAGGCTGGCGGCTTACCAAGGAACTCGCTGCCAATGGTAAGGGTCGTCGTCTCGTGCTCGATCATCGCGTCGGTTTCGAATTCTTCGGAGATCATCTGTTCCGCATTTTCGATCATCTCTTCGATGGCTGTCGTAAAGACGGCTTCGGTATTGATCATCCAAGCCTTCAGCCGTGTCACAACCTCTAATTTCGTTGCCATCTACGTCACCGTGACCGTGAAGGAACCAAGCCAAAGCTTCATGTTCTGCTGAACAACGCGCCTCGGCACGAGCGTTTTCGGCTGGTCTTGAAGTACGCGAGCGTGGTGCAGGGCTTCAGTATCGAGCACGTTCACTTGCCGTTCCTGCGGGTGCTTGGGATCCCAGCAATCCGGGCAAACGTACTGACCGCGCCAATCTTGTCGAAGAATTATGTATTTCACGACATCGCCACAGAGAGGGCACTGCGCCTTTGCCTTATGACCGAAGGCGAACCTCTGGTTAGAGATCGTCATCGGTGGGAGAACCCGGGAATGATGACCGTGTCGGCGCGGCTCCGATCTGCATCACGAGCGTTGTCGAAGGAGTCGTCGGCGACCTTTTCGATATTCGCCCGGATGGACTGATCTCGTTTACTGAACGGGAGCTTGTCGAACATCTTGAGGGTCAAGGCGTCCTGGGTGGCAGCGAGCCACCGTTGAACGCCATCGACGTTCTGGATTGCAGCAGTGACGTCCTCGATGCGCCTGATACTCCAATACTCGATTGTATCGGTCGAATTCTCCGGGGTTTGCCATAGGTACATCACGGCCGGGGACAGCTTGTGCAGCCAGAACCGATCAGGACGCCCCGTGTCAGACTTGTTCGGGATGGACTGGTAATCGCCCTCCCCGATCTGCATGAGGTCAATATCGACGCCATCGCGCCTCAGAGAGGCACTGGTGATCTCAATGAGGTCCGTGGGCATCGTTACAGTCGAAACCCCCGACACGACAGCCTGGGACGCCACACGGTTCTTCCAGGGCACGGTTGGGATGTTATCCCAGTCCCGAAACAGAAGGTTCAAGCTCCGGCGACAAGAACGCGCCCAATCAGCCGTGAGGATCTGCTTTGTCGTGTCCAGCCGCTCGGCAACCTCTTCTGTCATCTCCGCGACATTAAGATTGAATGTGGTCGTCCCTGACGTCGCCATGGATTAAACGCCCGACTGTTGGATCTGGGACGTTACCGTGCCGTCCGTGTACCCGGTGACAGCCTGTCGGATAGCCGACACTGGAACCGTAAGGGATCCAACGAACGCCGCCGACTTGCCGGTCATGAGTAGATCTTCGTTATGGACGGCATCGTCTTCGAGGAACCCATCGGCAAGAACATTGCTCAATGTCTTGTCGATCCCATAGGTGAGTGTCGCGCCGACCGAGATGGAGGAGAAGATCGAGACATTGAAATCTTCGTTTTTATGGTCGAGCGGGATCCATGGACCGTCGGCGGAATCGTTCGTTCCGACAAGAATTGCACCGGCTGTATCGTCATCGGTGGCGACCTGGGTCACGGTCTTGAAGTTCTTGGTGCCGTTCGTGGTCGTGCCACTGACGCCAGCAATATCTTCGGTGATGGCGTTCTCGTACCGATCCGTGCCGGTAATCGTGAACGTGCGGCTTGTTTCGTCCCCCGCGCAAGTGATCTCGATATGACGGGCGACGTCCATAGTCGCCACGCCACCCGACGCAAGAACGCCAGTGATGGAGAGGTTCTGAATCCCCCCCGCCGCTGGCGTCTGCGAAACGGAAATACCGTTCGGATCTTTTGCAACGAGGACGATCGCTTTACTGATCGTTCGCATTGTCTACCCCTTAACCGCTGAACTGGTCGACGCCGAAAGCTGCGACCTTGCCACTGTGATCTACCTTGAACAGGACAGCGCATCGTCGCGTGCCGTTCTGAGCCTGGGTGAAATCAACCGTACCTCGGCAGTCGCCGTCCGTGGCTGTCGCCGGGTCGGTGGTATCCGCAACGACGGGAGCCGCGTCTTCTACAGACCCGTCAACGTTCGCTGCGAGAAGGTCTTCCAAGTTCGCGAGGGCGAAAGGAAGGCCAAGGACATCGCCAGTTCCCACAGTCAGTGATGTGACATCGCCGCTCACCTCAATATTGGTGATGCTCTTGAATGCCTTCTTACCGGTCATGCTGGTGCCGGATCCCGAACTCTCGACAACGGTGGCGCCGTAAGCATCAAGGCCGGTGACGGTCATGGTTGCCGTGCCGGTCCATGCGGCAACGACATTACGAGCGACGTCAGCAACGCCCGCGAGTGCGGCGGCTGCGAGTGCGGCAGCGACGGTGACGCTGGACGAAAACACGCCAAGCGCTGTCAAATTCTGAGAAGCGACGTAACCGTTGGCATCCGCTGTGATCGGAGCGCCAAACGAATGGGGAACCATCGGCTTCATTTCGATCCCCCGTCGGCCGTCGAGCGTGGCCGCGTAAGGACCGTAGTTCGCGCTGCCAGCAACAAGCTTGTCAGCGTGGGAAATGTGCATGTGGGTGGTCATATTCTAAATCCCTTTCAAAGGACATTGGCCGAAGCCAACATAGAAATTGAACAAAAAGACGGGACACAGAGAGAAGGAGACGCACCCCCTGTGCCCCGCTGCTCTTGGAGAGAGCTGGGTGGGCCGGTTACTTGCCCAGGTAATCAATCGCTTGTTTAAGGCGATCAATGTCGTCGGAAAAATTCCCAAGACCCGTATTGCATCTCGTGCAAAGCAGGCCCCGGACTTTCCCTGTTTCGTGGCAATGGTCGACGGATAGCCTGATGACCTTGCCTTTAATCTTCATCGTTTCATCTTTCTCGCAGATCGCGCAGCACCCTCCCTGTTTTTGGAGGAGCGCGTCGTACTCAGCGAGAGTGAGGCTGTAATTCTTTTTCAGATCGTATCCCGTGTGCGCTTCTTTTCGGACGGCCCGATACACTTTAGCGCGGCGGTTCTTAAACGTCCTATCGTCCTCGCCTTCAACCCGCTCTGTAACAGAGAGCTTCCAGACGAAGTTGCCGGGCCCGTGCGGTTTCGTGTCGTCGGCCCGATAGAATTTATGCTTCGACGAAGGCTTATCCCCAACGTCCAAGGCGAACTGCAAGAAATCATCTTCCCACTGGGGACAAATATCGTGCATTCCGCTGTATCTCTGCATCCATCTCCATGAGTGGAGCAAGGGATGCTTCTCAACCGATCCCCATGAGTCGGGGCGGGTATCCTCTGTATGGCCGTGACGCTCCAGGCGCTTGCGGTGCTTGTCGCAAAGCCCCTTCGTTATCGCGTCGTTCTCGCAATCCTTGATGTGGCACGGGGTTCGCTTCCCCTTGCGCTGATACTCGGTAGTTCCGGTCTTATGGAACCGCTCGTAACAGGCTCGGCAATAACCTTTAGCAACAATCTTAATTTCACGTTTGCATGATGGGCAAGTCATAAGCTCTCTCCTGATCCTGAATTAGATACAGGAGAGAGCTTACGTTACTTATTGGACAGAGACAAGCGACTAGGCCCCTTCTGACCCGAGAACCCCCCGAGGATCTGTCCAACCGAACACGTACCGTTCACGAGCGCGATAACGCATGTTCCCTGTTTCGAAGTCGCCTTCGACTTTCCGGGTGATCTTCCGGCGAACCATGTGCTTCAGGCCGTCGGGTACATCCGTAAGGAGGTAATATGCGTTCACATCAGTCAGGTAATGATTGACCTTTGCGCCGCCCGGAATGTCGTTCATGTCATTCAGAGCGTTGATGTCGTTATCGCCTGTTCCCGGGCGATACGTGGATCCAAGAACCCGGCGCGCGATGTACTTCAGATCCGACGGGATCACGAGGCACTTTGCGAGACAAGCGATATTGAGACCGCGTTCGTCCGTGAACTTCGACATTTGAATGCTGAGAGCTTCGAGCGAAGCTTCATGCAAATCAGCCGGAGTCGATAACGTGTTGCTGAACGTGCCACCACCACCGAGCGGATGCGCGGTATTCAGAAGCGATACGCCGTCGCCGCCCAAGTAGGAGGAATTCACGGAGTTATTCAGCAGGTTCGCACCCTTGACGTTCTTCGAGTGGTGCATCGAACGGGCGAGTGCCTTGGCGTACTTACCGCCTAGAGAGCCGTAGAGACCGTCTTCCTCGGCTTCTTCCGTAATGGAGAAAGCGAGAGCGACAGTTTCGTGCGTGTAGTTGGACGCCCACAGTTCTTCACCGCTGTCGTATGCGACGCCAGCACCTTCCGATTTTACCGGAGCGGCACCGAAGCCCGAAAGCAACGAATCCTGTTCAGACGCTTTGTGTGATGTCTCGACAGAGACGTGTGCCCGCCACTCTTCACGGTATCGCTTATATTCGAGACCGAAATTAGTGTTGAGGCCCTCTTGGAGTTGCCGCTTAAACTTGGCGCGATTCATAGCCATGTCAGCAGTCCTCCCTACACGCCCGGGGTGGCCGAATCGGCCCCGGTCAGTTCATGTTCGTAAATCTGAACGATCAGATTCACATTATCTCCCCACGCATTGTCAGGACTGTTGTCCTTATCAATGATGCGAAGCTGGGCGGTGCCCGTCCCGATACCCGATGTATCCAGTTCCATACGGGACTGTTCCATCGTGGTGTTCCCGGCAGTTGCGACAATGTCCGCAAGATTGCCGCGATCGACCTCAAGAATGCCGGTAGCATCCGTATCGGCCTGGATCAGAAACAACGAGTTTGGATCGCAAGCGACCGAAGCATACCGCTCCGTTGCGCCAGCCGTAGAGGCGGGCCAACGTTTGGAGAACACTTGCTCGCCTGACGAGTTGATGTAGCGGCAACCACGGAAAACGCCCAAAAGGCGCTCGGTGGCTGCTGCAAGATTGATGCCGCCAGTAGATACTTGAACGACGAAGTCGCCATCAAGCAGTTCCTCGGCATAAGCGTCCGCGATGGGATATTCGATAATACCCCGGTTTGG